TTCAACGACCTCTGTATCAACGTTAAGTGCTTCCTCGATAGAATCAAAATTTTTCATAACTCTCCTAGATGTCTATGCCTTGTGAAGGACTGAACTCTTTACCATCACTAAAGAATGATGACATTTCATCAAATCCAAAGTCATCACCAAATTCAATTGATGCATTGTCAGTCGAACTGAGAACACCAATACTTGCATTGTGTTCATGTGATGCAGCAATTGTGTTATCATGAGCACGAAACACAGTTACATTCTGACCACTGATACTTCTAATCTTCATGATTTCAGTATCAATAATGATTCTTTGATTTGCAGCAAGATCTGTAGTTGCACTAACCTTGAATTTTGTAACCTTCTCGTTTATTCCACCATCAAGAACTGTTGCTGTATCATCATCATAATTTTGTTTAGCGAGAGGTGTTGCACTATATCTTTGAACTCTCTTCGCAGTTTTAATATTTGTGCTACCATAGTAATCAACATCAACTTTCTTGATAAGACCTGCTGGATCATCTGCAACAGGGCCGAATAGATAAGTCTTTGCAGTAAATCCTAAAGTGTAAATTATTGTTCTACGAGTCTCAAAACTTCCCTCATATTGATCACTATAATTGATACTTTCTAAAACAATTGGAATATCTTTTTTCTCACCAATTGAATCAATTAAATTAATTGTAATATTAAATGATGGTTGAAAATAAGGTACAATCTGTTCAAGTATTTGTAGAGCGTCATCACTTAACTTAGCCATGATACTAAGTTCAAATGAAACATTATATGGAACAGGCATATAAACTTTCTTTGCAGTTGTTCCACCTTTCGCAAGAAAAGTTTGTGCAATCCCAGTTTTGCGAGTTGGATCATACTGTATTCCCTGCATCTCAAAAGACAATCTTGGAAGAGTTATTGCAATCTCTCTTTCTAAATCTGGTTGTTGTTGAATTCTTGC